GTACTAACCTCAGACATTGCTGTATCTATTTGTCCTTGCATATCTTGTACTTGTGTATCAACTACAGAAATTTCAATAGCTACTTCCGTTGTTGGCATTGGTGAAGATGTTGTAGTTACATTACTAACTGAACCTGTATCTCCACTCATAGACAAAATAGTGTTAGTTTGTACAGACGCAGAAGTTATTTGATCTGATATACTAGGCGAACTGCTTGTACTAAAACCGCCACCACTTGATGATGAGGCTACTGCACCAGTCATTCCTAATCCACTACTTGACGAGCCCCCATAAGATGAAGCTCCTCCTGATGCTCTTGTGTTGCCTGTTGCATGAACAGACGTACCTGCTGTCGTACCGCTTACACTATTAGCAGCAGCTTGGACTGTACTAGCCACCACACTTAGGGCTGTCTCCATGTTCATTGAACTTCCTTCGGTTTCTGCTAATAAACCTACAGACTCGATTTCTTCTGACTCGTCTTGAAATATTTCTTCTTCTGTTTCTGCGATCCACTCTTCTTCTAAGTCTTCGTAGATTTCTTCAACGGCTTCTTCCTCGAAGATTTCTTCTTCGGCTTCGGCATATAACTCTTCCGTTTCTTCTTCCAAGCTTTCTGAATCTTCTTGAATTTCTTCTTCAAACCATTCTTCAAGTTCTTCAAAGTTCTCGAAAGCCAAGTAGTTTTCTTCTTCTTCATAAGGTAACTCCTCTCTTATTATAGTTTCAAACTCATAGAGTTCGGTTAGTTCTTCAGCATCAAATATATCTAGATGTTGAATAGGTGAATATTGTTCTTCATAGAATACAAATTCTTCTTCGTAATCAAAAGTATCTAAGTATTCTACAAAATCAATAGTCTCTACAAATGGGTCTTCCCATAGTAATTCTTCTTCAAACCAAATTTCTTCTTCAACCCACGCATATTCTTCTTCAAACCAAATGTCTTCTCTATATCCGTAGTCATCTTCCCATGCAAATTCTTGTGTTATACCATAGCTATCAGTAGTATATTCGTCTTCATAACCATAGTTAAATTCTTCTTCATAACCATAGTCTACGTTAGTATCATCAAAGAAAGCTACTGAAGCTTCTTGAGTATACCCTGCACAAAATGGAGCATACTGTGGGTCTTCATCACATTGTTGGTCATCGTATGCTTCCCAATATAAAGGACATGAAGTACTATGTAGTGAATCTAAGTTACATTGTTGTGTTAAATAAGCTGCTGCGTATCCTGTACAACTAGCATTATTTAAAGGATTACTACAATCTATAGCATTTCCACTACCTTCACCATATAAACTACCACCATTTTCTAAAGCTGTGTTACTAGCTGTACCATTCCAATTAGTGTTGACACATGTACCTGCAACATTAGTTGTACCTGTATTACATTCATCGTGAAAAAGGTACGTGTATGTTTCTGTTGCACTTCCTTGTTCCCCTATTAGTACATCGTGGTTAGTTATATTTAATCCACCATATCTATATTCAAACGTATCGTTGGTCCAAAGTATAACTTCAAAACTGTTGTCAGTATTATTCCTACCATACTCTTTCATGTTATACCAACCAAAGACAGCCTTATCAGTAAAGTTTTTAGCAAGCATCTTTGAACCACCATCTCTAATAAGGTCAGTCCAAAAAGGATATAACGTGTATGTAGTATGTGGTAATGGATCAGGTGTATAATCACCACAATAATTATTGTAGTTTACATTACCTGTTCCTAAACCAAAATGAAGACAACCATTAGTTGCCATTCTAGCAGATGTAAAATCTTCATCATATAAAGTAAACGTAAAGTCTAAATTAAAAGCACCTGACAACTGATCATCACCAGTATTAAAATTAGTAGTACCTGTAAGGTTAGTTAAATTAAAAAGGTCTTGGTTATCTTCATAGATGTATTCAGCTTTAAGTTGATTGACACCTAATGAAAATAATCCTGATAAAATTAAACTACTTACAAAGCACCATATATCAGAATTAGCTGTTATTAAATTCTTTAGCACAGGTCCTTCCTGATTTTTTCTTACCTTCTTCGTTACGTGTTTGTTTACAGTTAGTTATGTATTTTGATCTTACTTCTTTGTAATCAGGTCTATCTGTTTTATTTTCTTGCCACCCTTTAGCAGCAGCCTTACCTACTTTACCCATATAAGGACAAGGAGTTCCTGCCATTTCCATTGCTTGAAAAACTCTTTTATCCTGACAAAGTATACCAACAGATGCAACCTTCATACCTGTATCATATAGATACTTAGAAAGTTTTAATCGCTCACAGTTCTCATCTCTTACAGTTCTACCTGTTGAGATACCAAAGACCTGACCTTGAAATGCTCCTGATCTACCAACAGTACAAAGGTCTTGTGAATAGGACATTATACTTGGGGCAATTGCAGAAGCAGGAGGAGCTTTACTTGTTATCTCCTGTTTGATTGTTTGTGTTGAATTACTTTGATTAATGTTTCTATTTGTATTATCACTAACTGTATTGTTATTATTATTGTTTGTATTGTCAGTAGTTACATTTGAATCTGATTCTGACTTATTAATATTTGTATTAGTGTTAGTGTTTGTAGAAGTATTATTATTTGTATTTACGTTAGTATTGGTACTTGTACTTGTACTTGTGTTGTTATTGTTTACAGTTTGATTAACTGTAGAGTTAACAGTTGATGTTGCTGTTGAAGTACTAGTGTTAACATTTGTGTTAGCATTATTATTAGTATTATTTGTCGTAGCTGTTGTAGTAGCTGTGGATGTATTTACATTAGTATTATTATTCGTGTTTGTATTTGTATTAGTTGCAGTCGTAGTATTTACATTTGTATTTGTATTTGTATTCGTGTTTGTATTTGTATTAGTGTTTGTATTAGTGTTTGTATTCGTATTAGTGTTTGTATTAGTATTATTAGTTGTAGTAGTATTAGTAGTTTCTAAACTATTTTGTTCACAGTATTGTTCTCCTGCGGTGCAATTACCCTGTTGTTCTGTATATCCTACACTTGTAAACAAACCAAGCGTTAAAAGTAGTAGTGCCCTCTGTTTCATTATTTTCCTCCCTTAGAAAAATCTCCTTTTGATTTTGATGTATTAGTATAAAGACCAAACCATGCTGCCCCTGCCCCAACAACAATAGATATTAAACCTGATTGTTCAAACGATGGCTCAGGTAAAGCCATAAACCAAAATGTTGTATAGTATAATAAATACATATACACACCTAAAAAAGCTCTAGGAATAATTCGCCAACTATCTATAGCTTCTGCTACAAAAATAAATCTTTGATAGGGGTTATCGTTTTTTTCATCTTCAAGTTCCCTTATCCTATCTTTTAATTCAGACTTTTCTTGTAGTAAAGCCATGAACTTATTGAGGTCAATCTCAACCTCGTTTCTATCCATGTCTCCACCAAATCTTCCCGGTGGGTAGTCTCCATTACTCATTATTATTCTCCAACTTAGCCTCTTCTGCTTTTATCCAACTCTTTAAATCAATTAAATATTGTTTTAAAATATAATAATTTCTACAATGGAAATCATCATTCGGATATTTAGAATGCCTATCAATAGCTCTAAGCGTCTGTGCTATCATATCCTGCCAATCTTTACGAACTTCAGTTGTAAATGTTCTTTTAGATTCTATTGACATAGTTTTAGAGTGCAAGTTTCCTGTGAAGCTAACAATAGCATTCGTTAAGTTATGTTTCTCTTAAGTTTCTGTAGCGGTTAGTAAAAGTAATTGTATCCCGTAACAATTAAATAAGTCCAACCTATGATACATACAACGCAGATGCTACTCCGAGCCCGTGCTTTCAGTTGATTTACGCTCCTTTTGTAATTCGTTCCATCTAAGGAACTTTCTAGTTTCTAAATCCCAAAACAATCCTTGATAACAAGCATCGTCTTGAACCTTTGTTTTATTGCTTTTTATATATTTAGCAATTACGTCTTTTAAATTCTTTTCCATTATTTCTTAACTAAACTACCTCCAAAATACATACCAACTATAGCACCTACTAAGTTAGTATCAAGAGGAGTTATTACTAATCCATACATTTGTCGCCATTCCATTATTTCTTTTTCAGGAACAAACAAAAATCCCGGTCTAAATTCTGTGTACCCTACAGTTACTGATACTTCAGGAAAAAAGACAGCTACAACTTTAGGAAATACAACTATAGAAAATATAGCTGTAAGTGCAATGATTCTCCTAGTCCATTGAAAGCCTACGTTCTCATATTCTCTTGCATCTTTAACAGCTTTCTGTTGGAACTTAGCACGTTCCATTAACATAGCTTGATTAGCTTGTTTAGCCTTTATAGACTGCGACCATAAACTCATAATTCCACCAAGTATGGTAGAACCAAGCATGGTAATTATTTCAAATGGAATCCCCATCATCGTCTTTATATATTACTGCCATTAAATCTTCAAACATATTTCTAAAATCTTCTAAAGACATAAAGGGCATGTCCTGTCTTACCTGATGTAAACAGTATTGTCTGTAACATTCTTCTAGTTGATCTTCGAGATACAATATCATTATAGGGTTTTTATTTTAATTTGTCAATAGCTATTACAAAATCTTCAACTCTTACAGGTGTTTGTTCCTTCCATCTAGATTGCCCATTTCTACCAGAACCTGTCGATACTTGTCTTATAGCCTCATCATAGTTTCTATCATATAAAGCTCTATAGGCTGACGGAAACTTATCCATCCATCTTGTACCTAGTTGAAAGTTTACTGAGCCTAGTGCTATAATAAATTCAGGATCACGTATATTTAATTCTTGCATCTGTTGAGCAGCAGCCTCCCAAGACCTTTGTGCATCTTGATCAAGCCAATTATCTCTAGTACGTTGCGATACTGTATCACCTACATTATACTGTCTACATTCTTCTTGAGTTAAAAGGTGTCCAACACCACATGTAGGCTTGCCTAGTGTGTCAAGGTATACGTGGTCTACGTTACCTTCTCTGTGTTCTAAATGTTCTAAAAAGTGTTTATACATCAGGTTTTTTCTAAAGATCAATTTTTAGGTTGATCGTCTGCTTGATTAACTTTATCTGCTTTTGCTTGATTAACTTTATCAGGATTAGTCCAATCTATATTAGTATCAGTCCAGTCTTTATTAGTCCAATTTTTATAAGGATTTGTAGCTAAATTATAAATAAGTTGAGCCGGCTTTTGAAATATCCAGTCTTGTAATACGTCTGCTGTTTTTGTCTGATTCCATCCTTCTTTTTGTCTATCATGTTCCAGTTGTAAATGCCACGCATATGCTCCCATTTTAGCTTTCATATCCAAAATCTTTTTATTACTTTGTTGATAAGCTATATTAAATCTATTATAATCTTCAGGATATAAATAATCCATAATAGCTGCATTACTTATAGGTATAAAATTTCCTCCTCGGTCTTTCCAACCAGTCTTATTATAAAAAGTAGACTCTTTAATTTTTAATACGTTTAATAATTCTTTAGAAACATTTATTGGAAATCCGCCCTTGTGTTTTTTGTCAGGATGTAGAGTAGATAAACTACGTTTTGCAGCGTATAAATCTTCTTGAGATATATTATCATTTGGTTCTAAAAAACGTAAACCTGCTCTAATTAATTCGAGAACATCTTCGTTTTCTACTCGTGTATTCCAATAATGCACACCATGTTCTCCTTTCATTCCAATATTTTCTTCTCTATTACTGTCTAAAAAAGAAAAGGCATCTCTATTACTTTCTAAAAAAGAAAAGGCATCAGCAATATTATTATTATTACCTCCTCTCGAAAGCTTTTTTCTGGCTCTATCATAATTTTTTTCAATATTATCACCAGTAATTTCTTTATATCTTTCAGGATTAGCACGAGTCCATTGTTTTTCATATAATTCTAATATATTATCATGCGTAGGGTTTCGTATAACTTTTTTATATAAATCATCACCTGCTCCCTCTACATACTTTCCTTGTGAATCGTGAAGTGGTCTGAAATTCAAGACTGTAAAAAGTAATAATTTTTCATCTTCTAAATCTAAATCTTTGGAAGATTTATTTCTTAAATACTTTAAGTGTCCTTCAGATATATGATTCTTTTGATATAAACTATTTTCAGCTTCCCATTTTAAGTCAGGAGAAAGTTGAGTTCCTCCTAATTGTTTATTAGTTTGACCCCTATCACTTTCTAAAAAATAAAAAGTATCAAAAATCTCATCATTATTTTTAAGAAAGTCTTCATCTGACATATCATCGAATTTTAATCTATTTTTTTGTCTTAAAAGATATTCCTGCCAATCAATACTTGGAGCAACTTTTAAAAAATCTAGATCAGGAGCAATAGGTTGTATGCCCTCTTGACTAGTTTTTAATGTATCTTCAATAAAAGATTGAACTGGTGTACCTCCATCATTAAAACCTAACCTCTCCATGTCATCAGTATAAGTAGGGTAAGAATTTTCTTTATTAGAAGCTACTTCATTAAAAGATATATTTAAATTATTTAAATTTCTATCGGCAGGATTTTCAGAAGCGTCTGTTACTGGGTAGTCTTTAGATACTAATGCACCTGTAAAATATTTCTGTCGCTTCTCTCTTTCTTGTATAGCTTTTTCTAATCTAGTTTTAAAAAATGGAAAATCTTCATCTATTAGTTTTAAATCTTTTTCTTGTTCAGGAGTAATATCATTTTTAAATACTAAATCTATTAATGGAAGCTGTAATAAATGTTGTCTTAATTTAACATATTCAATTCTAAACTCGTCAAAGCTCATTGTATCAAAAGAAGCACTATCTAATACTTCAGACATTCTGTTACTGTTTAATGTTAATGGAACAAAATTATTTGCCCCAGTTATTAATAACACACGTTCTTTAGAAGTCATTCCGGACATTGATTTGAAATTCTTTTTAATTGTATAATTTTCGACTCCTAAGTTTTGTGCCCCAACAACTGCTAAGTGCATACTAACATAATCATCAAAATATTCTCTATTAACTTCTAAATATTTATTTAAAATATCTTCAGCCGATGTACCATATTGAATAATACTATTTAATTCTCTTTCTTTTTGTCTTTTAATACTAGAAAAATTTCTTGCTTTAAATTCTAATGCTCTTCTAATTCCTCTATCAGTTATTTTATAATAACGTAACCCTGTCATATTTGTAAATAGTTCTACACTAGGATCAATTTTTTCTCCATATCTATCAACTGGATTTTCTTGAGTTAAACTTTCCCATACTTGAGAACCTAGTTTATTTGAGCTAAGAGTACCAGTAGGATCAAGTTGTTTTAAAGTTCCGGGAATTAAAGACATAAAAGCATGTGCCGTTCCTGCCATTATATTGTTAAAACTTGAAGCGTCTTCATCTGCATTCCAACCAGAAATTAATCTGCCGTCTGAATCTACCCCTTGACCCGACAGTACCTGAAGAAGGGCATCCGCAAATAAAGCTTCAGTAATAAAAGGACGGACTAATTCTTTACCGGCTTCCCACATTCCTGCAGCCAACCTATCCTCTATTTCTGCTTGAGGAGTATTAGGGTCTAAAAATTCATTTAGTGCAGCATTGACAACATTAATAATAGGAGAATCTGGATGTTGGTAAGCTAAATCCATATAAAGTAAATTTCCGTCATCATCTCGATAATAAGCTAATTCACTATTACGCGACCATTCTGGAAGCATTAAATTTTTTATAGCAGTATTTTCTTCTTCAGTAACACCAAACATTAATTTACTACTTTCTGATATAAGCTGCTGTCCTCCTAAACCATAAGCTAGTTTTGCTGACAGTCGCTGCATTCCTCTTTCTCGTAAAACAGCATTTCCTGAATGAATTTCTTCAAAACTTCTTGTCAATCCATGGTACGTATTTCTAAATCTTTCTGCATGGAAAGCATAAAAATTACCAATAGGAAGTTCTCTTAATCTTTGGATTGCAGCAGGAACATGATCATATGTAGGTAAAGTATCTTTAACAATTTCAGCAGCTTTATTTTCAAGTTGTGTTGAAGATAATCTGTTAGACGTTGGATTAAGTTTATTAGCTCTTTTTAAAACTTCAAGCTCTTTATGATAGGAAGCAATTCTAAATATATCGTCTTCAGCTACGTATGCTTGTTCTGTTTTTTTATATATATCTTTTACACCTTTCTTTGCAGGTCCTAGTAAACCTTTATTTCTTAAACTATTATCAACCCTTGTTAAAATGTCTCCTTCATTCATTAAAGATTTAAATTCGCCTACTCTAACATTTTGATTGACAATACCTAACTTTTGATATTTTAAATAAAGATCATTTAACCCTTTTTCTTTTGAAACAGCATCTGTAAATTGATTACTTACAATTTTAAAAGATTTTCTAATTTCTTGATCAAAAGGATTTAAACCATTACCCATCATCATTAATGCACCGCCTGCTGTATTTCTTAAATGAGTAATATGATTTAATACTGTTGCTGAAGCTTGTCCAAAACCTTTAACTTGTAAAAAAGTTTTATAGTATGGTATGCGATCAACTAGTCTTTTTCTTTGTCTAAGAAAAAGTTCTGCTATATCATCTGTAGTATGGTATCCATCTAAAGCATGAAACATCTCGCCCTCTATTTGACTAGATTTTAATCGACTATCAGTTACGTTTTTATAAGCTCTACTTCCTTCTTTAAAAAAATATTTATTTTTTCCTACAGCAAGAAGATCATCGAACATTCTTACATTAGCTGTCGTATTTGCTAAAGTTGTTAGAGTTCTAAAAACTGTATAGGAAGCTTCTGTAGTTTCTCCTAAAAATTCTCGTAATACTGGATCAATATTTTTTCTATGAGCAAAAACTTTACGTAATTGTTGTTGTCCGTATACAGAATTTAAATGTCCAACAACAGCCTTTTCACTTTTTTGACTTTTTAATAATTCATCTATTCTTTTTGTAGCTTCTGCGTACCTAGCTTTTTTACCTTTTTCAGTATTTGTATAACCTTTAAGTCTACCTGCAATTAAAACTGTTAATTTTTCTTTAATTTCATCAGAAGGCTTATACTTTTTATTTTCATACATTTCATAAGTCTTTCGTAAATACTTGCCCATATTTGCACGAATTTCTTTTATCTTTTTCTTATTAGCTGCATCTATTGTTTTATTTCCAGTTTTTCTTTTAAGTTGGCTTATTACTAAATTGCTAAAATTATCTATATCCTGTCTTATTTCTTTAACAAGTTTTCTAGCTTCTACATTTTTAATATCTTTTAGTTTAATTGTACCATTTAAATATTGTGTAAATATTTGATCAGCTTCTTTAAAACTTAAATTTTGTTCTTTAGCTAATTTTTTAATATTAGATTCAATTTTTGCTGAGTAATCTATAGCTTTTCTTTCCCACGCTATTTTTGCATTGTCTGCATTTTTCCAAATGTCAAACATTTGATGAGTATAAAAACCACGAGTTGTAAGTTTCTGGGCTGTTCGTTCAACAATATCTGCCATTGGTGCAAGAAAACCTAATCCCTTTGCTTTAGCTTTTTCAGCTAAGTCTCCTCGTAAATAAGGCATTTCAAGTTCACGAGCTGCCCGTGTTTGTAGAGCTTGATTACTTCTACTGCCTTCGTTTACTGCTTTTTTAAACGCTTCAATAGTTTTAGGACCACCTGCTTTAACACTTTTTAAAAAGTTAATGAGTCCTTTACCACCTTGATAAGTTTCAGATAAAACTTTAGGAATTTTAAAAGCTGTAGAAATAATACCTGTAAGAGCTAGACTTTCTGTTAATAATCCAAGACGATTTTCTACTTCAGACAATTCTTCAGGGTCTTCTAAATCTAAAAAATTAAATATGTCTGATAGTAAAAAGGTATCATTTCCTGCCCACTCTCCAATATCGTAAGCTATTCTTATTTCTTTTGGATCAAAAGCAACTTGTGCTCCAATTTCAACCCCACCAAAACTTCTAGCATAACTACCTATTGTAGCTCGTTTTAATAAAGCAGCTTCGGCTGCTAATACTTTTTTAGATTTTCTTCCTTTTCCGCCTTGTAATTCTTTATAAGGGTCTTTAGGCTTTCTTCTAAGATTAGCAGCTTTATCTATTACTTTTTTTCCTCCCCACCAACTCGCAACAAAAGCACCAATATCAGAAACAGCTTGTCCTGTTCCACTAACAGGTTCTTGTACTTCAGGAATATCATAATCTTGCCACTCTTCTCTAGGCTTCATTATGTCCTTTCCAAATACACTTGCTATAGTTTGAGGCACAGCTTGATCCATTTTTTCACGAAACTCAGGAAATTCTCGAATGCCGGCACGTGGTCCTGAAGCTACTAATTCTGCTACAGAAGTACCAAAATCAATAGTACCTCCTAATACTGACTCTGATAAATTAGCTGCAACTCTTCTACTTCCTTTAGGAAACAATGTAATAGGATTATAGCCTTCTTTTTTTAAATCTTCCCATGTACTTTTATCTGGTAGATAATCAGTTACTTTAAAAGCATCTTCTACTTCTTTATAACTTTTTCTATCACCAGTAACATATAGAGCACGAACATCACTAGGTACTTTTTCGCCCTGTGTATAATCATCAATAAATTGTTGCAAGGATTGCTCTTGTGAAGATTCTT